TGACTCTCAAATAGATGAACTCCATGTATATAGGGGTGCTATATACAAGCAAGGGAAATCACTTATAAAAATTTCTGAATTAGAAATAAAAAAGTAGTATGATCTTTTCCTTGGGCTAGGTTCGCAACCGAAAAAGCATCTAGTCAATGCTCTGCCCAATCCCTTAATCTGACTACCTTGGACTGAAGGAATATGCACTACTACAAATTTAATATTTCCGATTGGCATCTGGCTACTAGCCATTTGAGCCTTGAGGAAGAAGCTGTCTATTTCAAATTAATCAATTTTTACTATGATTCAGAGCAGCCAATTTCTAAAGAAACCCAATCGGTTATCAGAAGGTTACGACTTGTAAACCAAGAAAAAACCATCCTCGCAATACTGAAAGAATTCTTCACTTTGAAGAAAGATGGTTGGCATCATGAAAGATGTGACATCGAAATCGCTAAGTATCACGAGAAGGCTGAGAGGAATAAAGCAGTCGGAAAATTAGGTGGAAGACCTAAGAAAATCAAGGACTTAGACCATAACCCAGAAATAACCCAGATGGTTTCCAAAGAGAACCCACAACAAACCCTAACCACTAACCATAAACCACTAACCACTAACCATAAAAATACTACTCCAACTCCTGACGGAGTTTCATCTGATCTTTGGCAAGATTTTTTGGTTTATAGGAAAAGACTAAAAGCACCAGTTACGGACAGAATTGTCAATCGTCTTATTTCAGAAGCGAACAAGGCAAAAATGCCCCTTTCTGAAGTGCTTGAAATTATCATGTTTAAGGGATGGAGATCATTCGAGGCAAGCTGGATTGAAAAACAGGCTCAGAAAGCCAAGGAAATGCCCCTAGGAAGCGATAAACAGATCGAGGAAGCATACAGGGTCGAATGCGGTGGAAATCCCGCCACAGCCCGTTTTAACAGTTATTACGAAATGAAGCAGTTTGTTCTTGCTCAACGAGAAAAAAAGGCTAAATCATGAAAGTGATTCCTATAAAAAATGAGGAATCGTATCCTTGGTTGCTTGAAAAACATTATGCAAAGAGAATTCCTCAAATTATGTTTGCTTTTGGTCTTTATGAAAACAACGAACTATTAGGGGTTATTACTTATGGCATTCCTGCTAGCCCATCGTTATGCATGGGTATTTGCGGAAAAGAATATTCGGATAAAGTTTTGGAACTTAACCGAGTGTGTTTAATGGATAACACTAAAAATCAAGCTAGTTTTCTGGTAGCTAATAGTATAAAAATGTTACCCAAACCAAGCATCATAGTTTCATACGCTGATACTGGACAAGGTCATGTGGGTTATGTGTATCAAGCTACAAATTTTTTGTATACAGGTCTTTCTGCTAATCGAGTTGATTGGACTGTTAAAGGTTTGGAACATAAACATAGCAAAACACTTTCTGATGGCATGACTCTTGAATCTATCAAAGAAAAATATGGAGAGGATTTTTATTACATCGAAAGATCAAGAAAACATCGTTACATTTATTTTCATGGTAATAAAACTCAAAAAAAAATTATGAGGGGTTTATTGAAATACCCTGTACAACCTTATCCAAAGGGCGATAGTAAAAAATATAACTCAGGTGGGAATGTGCATACTCAAGGACTATTACAACTATGAATACATTTCATGAAGATTTAGAAGCTGGTTTAGCGATTGAACAAAGAGTTTTACAAATTTTGCAAAAGCAATATCCTTGCGCTACTTTGGTCAAAGCTCACAAAGGTTACGATATTTGGATTCCAGAAATCCATAAATCGGTAGAGGTTAAGTCAGATCAAAAAAGTCAACACACAGGAAATATCGTTATTGAAATTGAAATGTTTGGTAAACCTTCTGGTTTGATGTCTACAACTGCTGATGTCTGGGTAATTTACGATGGGGAAATTTTCATCAAAATTACACCTAGAAATATTACAAAATGTATTTTCTTAAACAAATTGCAATATGTAGAATTTGTAGGCGCTGGCGATACTCAAGTTAAAAAAGCATTTTTAGTACCAAAAAATATTTTGTTTAAATATGGCGAACCATTGTGAAATAATTTAGTCATAGTTATACTATAGGATCATAGTTTTTATACACGAAAGGTTGAAAATGTTAGAGCCAATACCATTCTTAGGTTGGATTGCTCTTGACCCTCAACAACAGGAGAAACAAATGGGTGCTTTATCCACAGTACGGAAGATTTTTATAGATTCGGAAAAACCTCTAACTTTGTCAGAGATCGCTGCGAAAACCAATTTAAAAGCCCCAGAAATCAGCATGGCACTTTGTCATTTACGGCAACATCGTTATGTAAGCCGTCAACAGGTAGCGAATGACTCAGGCAAAGGTAGAAAACAAGTTTGGTCTTATGAGTATCACGCTGACCGAAGCGGAGCATAAACATCGTTGCGCTGTAAGGCAGATGCTCGCATATCGTAAAAGTTGGGGTCTAGTTAAATTTCAACGCTATATCCGTTCTGAAAGGACTATCAAACTATGGATTACATTGGAACAATCTTTCGCAGATCAATGGCAGAAGAAAAACCGAGGGGAATGGGGGACATGGAAATAAACAAACTTCAAGAAGATTTAAAAAAAGCCAAAATGGATACGGATTATTGGCGATTGGCTTACGATAAGCTCTTGAAACATATCGAACATCAGGATCAATATATTCGTCATCTAGAAACACAAGTCTGGGGAAGTAGAACCAATTGAGTTCAAATCTCATCATTCTCACAGGCTTAATTTATGCGTATATTTGCGCTGAAAGTTTTTGGAAAAAAGATTTTGGTTTAGCTTGGATGTATTTTGGCTATTCGGTTGCAAACTATGGTGCTTATTTAATTTCAATTCGATGAACTTAGAACAACTCAACGAAAATAGGGTAGAGCAAGCCCTCACCAGACTCGCAAGCTCTGATGAAAGTCATGCAGCATGGGCAGGTCAGGTTAAATACCTTGAGGAAGGCTTAAAACAAGCTAAGAGCCACGCATTCCTACTAGCTGAAGGGACAGTAGCCGAGAGGGAAGCCAAAGCCTTATCAAGCCAAAAATACGAAGAAGCTCTCATTGCATGGACTAATGCTTTAAAACAATTCAAAAAGATTGACAATGAAAGAAATCATGAAATGAGGATCATAGATATTTGGAGAACTCTCTCATCAAACCGCAGGCAAGGGAATATGTAATGAAAACAGATGAACCAATAGCTTTTGTAACAGGAGTAAAACAATTTGACCCTAAAATGGCTGATACTGTTTTAAAAGTCGGCACACCACTCTACACCCATCCAGCAAGGACATTAACAGATGGAATTGATTTGCTTGAAAAGTATGCCGATAAACTTGAAGATGAAAGACCTAATAAGGGTTTATCTGATGTTGTTTATGAGTGCATAGAAATACTAAGAAAGGCACAAGAGAAATGAATATCTTAGTAAATACCCTAGTAGAGAATGAAGATGGATCTGCTGATGTAGAATTAGAATTAGATGAAGAAGCAAAAATTCTACTTATTGGCGAAGGATTTCTATCAATCGTAAAAGAATGGATAGAATTACATAAAAATGACAACAAAAAAGCAGAAGGAACAGTATGATCGCATGGCGAGATTTGGCTGTGTCTTATGTTTCTTTCTCGGATTTGGGGGCGGTATTGATGGCAGCGGAACACCAGCAGAAATCCACCATATCAGAAGAACTCGACCTAGAAAAGATAGCCCTGCCATCCCACTCTGTCCAGAGCATCATCGAGGCGATACCGGCATTCATGGACTTGGAAGAAAACGATTCGAGGCTGAATACGATATTACGGAAGAAGATTTACTTGAGATCCTCACAGAATCACTAGATTACCATTGGGAAGTAGTAGACGATGGTGTGATGATGGGCAGTCTTATACAGTAGTAAAAACCCTAGATTTTGTGTAAAATGGTGCAATGCAACAAGGAGATAACCATGTATGATTACACCGAACTATTCGAAAACATTAGCTATTTTTGCAAAAGCGTTCAACAAGTTAATGAATTTTGGTACAACGCTATTGTTTCAAGCTACAAAGATTTGTTAAAGCTCTAAGCCATCGAACCCAAGCTCGTGTGCGACCATCTTGCATCGGGTACGAAACGGCTTACCATGTTGCGCCCATTTATCGCCTTTTAAGCGGTAAAAACTCATGTGTACCATTTCATGGGAAAGTGTTGTGAGCATCGTGTAATAGTGTCCGCAACGAGCCGATGAGATAGTAATTGTATGCTCGTATTCTTCGCCTGTATCATGCATATATGTGCCAAGGGCATCAGGATCTGGAATTATTTGAAAATCCACAGCCTCAGGCAAAGGCATATCCCATTTCGTAAATGGGTAAAGGCAACATAAGCTACTGTATGCATGACGAATCGCCTGTGGAGTTAATTTCATACTTTGTTAATACATCCTCTGAATTCAAACTCATCCTCACCAGATACCATGATTAGCTCTGGCATTAACATTCTGCCATTTTCCCATGACAATAAAACAAATCCAGACCGCCAATCAACAGGCGCATCTTCTGTATAATGTACAAAGGCATCAGAATGAATATCAGCAAGAGTTCCAGTTTGAACACCCCATCTTGTACCCATGTTAAAAGCAGGGGACAAATCGGTAATCGGAAATGCGGATAAATTATGCGTATGCCCAGTAATATAGTTGATGCCCGAATTTAAACTATTAGATCGAGTCGCACCAAAACCGCCTTTCCAACGATGTTTGATACAGGTATCTTCGTTGACCCAGAATGACCAGCATGATTTCCACATCGGAAAATGGTCTTTTAGGGAAAAACCGAGAATGCCTTCATAGGTAGCAGCACCAGAGTTTGATAGAAAAGTTTCAAAACGAGCATCATGATTGCCAAGACACCATATTAGGGGAGTATCTTTACGAGCAGCTTTTTCAATTCCTGTCATAAATTCCTGACAAGCCTCAAGTTCTTCTTTGACTGTAGGAGTTTGCGACCAATTGATTCGCTTATGTGCGCTATTTTGAGATCCATCGAACATATCACCATTCGCTACAATCGCTTTGAGTTCACCTTTGAATGCTTTAATCATGACAAGAAGTGCTTTATAAGCGGTAGTGACTTCACCGGGCTGAAAGTGAGCATCAGAAAATACTATGACTCGACCCTTATCAGGAATCTCAATTCCTCTACGAACATGACCTGAGGTTTGGTCAATCTTTTTGATATTGGTTCTACCAGTAGACTGTGGATTAAAGGTAGGAAGTTCTATTTGATATTTAAGTTCTAATGCCCTTCTTCTAGCATGAACTGATCGAATGCCCATCTTCAATGCTCTTGATACTCTGTCAGGACTACCTAATTCTTTCCAACAACTAATGAACTGCTCATCTGTAGCAAGGTAATTAGACATATAGCTCCTATTAGAAGTAAGCACATCTTAATGTATTTATATTTAAATTCAATGTCTTATTGATGGAAAATCGTAATATATGTTAAGATGCCCACAAAAGATGTAGGTTCATTATGGAGAAAACTCAAAAGAATTCAGTAGGTAGACCTTCAGACTATTCAGAAGAATTGGTCGAGGAAATCTGTTTACGCATATCTTTTGGAGAAGGACTCGTCAAGATTTGTAAGGATGAGCATATTCCATCTAGAAGTACAGTAATGCGATGGTTGCTCAACAATAAAGAATTTCAAGACAAATACGCACAGGCACGAGAAGCTCAAGCGGATTATCTTCTGGAAGAACTATTAGATATTGCGGATGATAAATCTGGTGATACCTATGAAGATGCCAAAGGTAATATTAAAGTAGATCATGAGAACATCAATCGTTCTCGTTTAAGAGTTGACACAAGGAAATGGGTTATTGCTAAACTTGCACCGAAGAAGTATGGTGACAGGGTTGCATTAGATCCTGAACAAATTGTGCAATATATTACAAAAGGCACTCTGCCCGAATAATGATTGAAATCGTTGAGTTAGATTTGCCCATCCTACATAAAGGGCAAGAAGAACTGTATGCTCAACGCAAGCAATTAAATGCGGTTCGCTGTGGTAGACGATGGGGTAAGACTAAATTCCTTGAAAGACTCGCAGGCGATGGAGTCATGAAAGGTAAGAAAGTTGGAGTATTTGCCCCTGAAAACAAACAGTTACAAGAACCTTGGGAACATATCAGGGATGCTCTAAATCCCATGCTCAAGTCATTTAATCGTAATGAAGGGCGCATGACTGCCAAAAATGGTGGAATTTGCGACTTTTGGATTCTCAATGACAACGAACTCGCTGGTCGTGGTCGAGAGTATGATCTCGTACTGATTGACGAAGCAGCGTTTACTAAGACTCCACAGATGATTGACATTTGGCACATGGGCATAAAGCCAACCATGCTGACAACCAGAGGTAAGGCATGGATCTTCTCAACTCCCAATGGGGCTGATCCTGATAATTTTTTCTATAGGATTTGCAATGACCCAGAAATGGGCTTTAGTACTTTCCATGCGCCTACGATCAATAATCCTTATGTCCCTGCGGATGAGCTAGAGAAAGAAAGACAGCGCAATCATCCGATGGTATTTCGTCAAGAATATTTGGCTGAGTTCGTGGATTGGTCTGGTGAGGCATTCTTCCCAATTGATAAGTTGCTCATAGATGGTAGACCTATGCCCATGCCAGATGTTGTGGATGGTGTATTTGCTGTCATAGATACTGCGGTTAAGGGTGGATTAGAACACGATGGAACAGCGATCATATATTGCGGTGTGAATAAATTTTATGGTCAGCCACTCATTATTCTGGATTACGACATCATTCAAATTGATGGCGCAATGTTGGAAAACTGGATGCCAAGCGTATTTGCTCGATTAGAAGAACTTGCTACCATGACTAAATCTCGTACTGGCACTCAAATTGGTGTGCATATCGAAGATGCTGCTGCGGGAGCAATACTATTACAACAAGGTAGGATTAGGGGATGGAACACCCATGCGATTGATTCGACTTTGACCTCGCAAGGTAAAGATGTCAGAGCCTTGGATGTGTCAGGCTATTACCATCAAGAGAAGATTAAAATCACCGAATATGCCTATGATAAGACTGTAACATTCAAAGGATCGAATCGAAATCATTTGCTTACACAGATCGCAAACTTTAGAATGGGCGATAAAGATGCGTACAAAAGACCAGATGACTTGCTTGATGCTTTTGTGTATAGTTTAGCCATTGGTGTCGGTGACAAATATGGCTATTAAGGGAAACTAATGTCTGATATATCAATTAATAGTACTTATTTAAACAATAGCTTGATGAACCTATTGACCTCTGGCGAAATCCAACCGGGGGATCAAGCAGGCTATGACCTATGCAAAGCACTCTGGGAATACCATCCATTGGGTGGCAAGTTGGTAGAAAAGCCAGTAAGACTTGCATTATCAAAGCCTAGAGTACTAACTATTGATGCACAACCAAAAGAAATTTTAATCGAAGCATTTCAAAAAGAATGGGAAAAACTCGGTGCTACTAACCATATTCGTGATGTTATGTTTATTAATCGCACTTATGGTGCTGGTGGAATTGTCGTTGGTGCTGACGAAATCCCAACGACTGAACCTATTGACCCTTGGACTCTGCCTGATCTTCATNTATATTTTAATCAGTTAGATCCGCTTAACATGGCTGGCTCGATTGTTACNAACCAGAACCCCAATGCGCCTGACTTCCAGAAACCTCTTGCTTATACTACTGCTGCTGGTCAGCCTTATCATCCTAGTCGGTCTGTCGTGGTATTTAATGGCACACCTATTTACCTATCTTTTCAGTCCTCGGCATTCGGTTATACCGGGCGGTCTGTTTTCCAGAGGGCTGTCTATCCTCTGAAATCTTTCATTCAGTCTATGGTGACCGATGACTTGGTAACTTTCAAAGCTGGTCTATTAATCAGCAAACAGAAACCATCAGGATCAATTGTTAATCGTTTAATGCAACAAGCTGCGGGAATTAAGCGCACCTACTTGCAAGAAGGCACGACAGGAAATGTCCTATCCATTGATATTGACGAATCCATCGAAGCCTTGAATCTAACCAATACACATACAGCGATGACAACCGCAAGAGATAACATCATTGCTAATATCGCTGCTGCTTCTGATGTCCCTGCATTACTTCTGAAAGATGAAGCCTTTACACAAGGATTTGGCGAAGGTTCGGAAGATGCCAAAGCCATTGTGCAATACATTGATGGCATTCGTGAAGATATGCGTACATTGTTTGAATACTTTGACAAAATTGTTATGCATCGGGCATGGAATAAAGAGCTTTATGCCGGCATTCAGAATAAATACCCAGATATTTATGGTTCTATGAGCTATGAGCAAGCGTTCTATAGTTGGAAAAACTCATTTAAACCTACATGGGAATCTCTCATGGAAGAACCTGAGTCTGAAAAGGTAAAAGTTGAAGAAACAAAACTTAGAGGCATTACCGAAATCTTGCGAACCATTCTGCCAGTCGTTGATCCTGCCAATAGAGCAGTTGCAATTCAATGGGCGCAAGACAATCTTAATGAAATGCCAGATATGTTCCAAAGCACCCTACAAATGGATGCAGATGCCATCGCTGAGTTTGAACCACCTGAGGGAACTATTGAACCTCAAAAAGAACCCTCTCCTACTCGGATGTAAGGGTCAAGATGAGGCTACTGAATAAATCAACTGGTCGTTTTATTAATGTACCATCCGCTAGATTAGCGGTAGCTTTGATTCGTTCTGACGAATATATGTTCATCAATGATGATTTCAAAGAGTCGGAGCATCCAAGGGATGAGGATGGCAAATTTACATCGGCAGGTGGTGGAAGTGGTGGATCATCAGAAACAACTGAAGGCGATAAGCCAAGCCTAGAAACCATGAAGTTGTATGGCAAAGCATTCAAAGAAATACCCGGATCACCTCGACAGAAGAAAATCATTGCTCAAATAGAAAAAAGCAAGGAAATAACGAGATCTTTAAAACCTGCCAAAGAATTAAAAAATGGTGGCTATATTGACCATAACGGATTTGAACATTCGCCTAATTTAAATGAAGCACAAAGAGCCGTAGAGAATGGCTTTTATACGGAGATCCTAAAAAATACTCCAAAGTTGATCGCTGACTATAAAGCTAAATTTAAAAACAAAATTGATCCAGATGATGTCAAGCGACTAGATCCAAACTTCGACAAAGATTTTTCGTTGGCTGCTGCGGTTCATGAGCCTAGCTCCTACTTGTCTAAAGTAATTTGGAATCAAGCACTCAAAGAGAAAAAAGAAAGAGGTGATACTTCTCCAGTTCTGTTTACCGCTGGTGGCTCTGGCTCTGGTAAATCTGAAGCTGGTGAGTTGGCTAAAGCAATCATTGGTGCTGAAGAAGATCCGTTAACTTTCGATTCCGTTCTGGGCAACTTCGATAAATCAACCAAAAAGATTGATGAAGCTCTACAAGCTCAAGACGGAAAGATTGATATTGTTTATACCAATGCCCCATTAGAGTTAGCAGTATTACTCAATATGAAGCGCAGTCGAACTGTTAAGCTCGATACCCAGATTGAGGCGCACTTCGCTGCATCCGAAAACATTCGCAAGTTGGCAGAGCATTATAAGAATAATGATCGTGTCAAAATTACTGTTGTCAACAACACAGGAGATCCACCCGATTTGGCAGAAGGATCTCTAGCTGATGTTCCAACTTACAGCGACAGAGAAGGCATTCGTAAAAAATTAGTTGCCCATGCTGAACATTTGGTTAAGAATAACTTAATCAAAGACAAAGAGGGCAACCTCATTCCAGACCCAGAGAAGCGACTTAAACTATTACTTGGAAATTAAAAATATATCTCCAACCATCATATTTTCACCAACAAAAGTATATTGAGAAATGCCAGAGTATAAAAATTTCTGTGCTTTATTCATTTCATCTTTAGAGATATAAATTTGTTTTCTCAATCTACTAATGCCATCTTCCACAGATAAAGGTTTGCGATTTAATTTTGCTTTCCCACCATTTTCATCGCTAATAAAAACATTTACCTTGATGTCAGAATTTTGAAGTGCCAATAAAGTATCCATCATATTTCCTTTCGTAATTAATATTTATTTCTTAACAACCGCTTTGCTGCTACCAACCGCAACTCATCCTCTGGAGTGTTAAGCATCGGAAGGATTGACAAGGCTTTGATCATCATCTTTAAAGCAAACTTATCAGAGTTGCCAGCGATGCATAAATCAGCATACTTCTTAGGATTATTCTTTTTCAAATCTTGGTAATAAGTTCCCATCATATTTCCTTTCGTGATTATTCGTAAATTACTTCTACTTCTGGACATTCTTGACTAAGGTATTCGCAACTATCAGGATTGTTGTTTTCATCAAAGACATTTTTTGCATCTTCTTTTGAAAACCCACTATACAAAATAAAGTATTCAAGACAATCCGAATAATCTACTTCTGATCCTTCAATAAAATATTTGACTAACATCATAGTTCCTTTCGTTATCTCGCTACATTACCAACTAAATTACCATCCATAATTTCAAACAAAACTGCTTTGGCTCGGTTTAGCGTTTGTCTAGCTCTTTCATTCGCACCCACAGCCAGTTCTTCTTGAGCATCACTCATCAAACCAGCAACAACCATATTTGCACCAGAAAGCTGATAGCTAATATTTTGTTGGATCTGGGCAATGAACTCTTGAATGTCACAGCCATAACATTGCTGATCGAATTCTGAAATCATGCTGCACCCCCAATCAACACACCATAGTTACGATCAAGACCTGCCATGATTCTTTCTGCACGAACCGCCCCGAACACACGCTGCAAAAATGGGAGTGGTTCGCATGGGATCTGCACTCTGTTTCCGAACCCACGAACTACCAAAACTGCTTCCATGATTAACTCCTTTATTGATGATTAACACTACATTTATATGTTAATGCTTATTTGGTATAGATGCAAATATGTTTGATGGGTTTGTTGTTTGTGTGCAAAAACAACACTTTAGGTAAATAGATTTGACACCTATACTAAATAGGAATAATATAAAGATGTAGTCTTAATTAACCACGAAAGGAAATTAAAAATGCAGATCGACCAAGCCATTGCAATTATTGAAGAATATCGTCAGGACTATGGAATTGGGTTCTTGGAAGCCTTGATTGAAATTCGTCAGAATCCAGAGGAATTTAGCGAACAGCAATTGATCGCTTATCGGATTTTTATGAATGATGCTCGTCAGATGTTTCAACCAGCTTAAAGGGGGTTTTATGAATATCTTGGTTGCTAAAAAAGTTAATGGTGCTTTTCAGAAAGTTGGTGTGTTTATCCCTAATGAGCAATTTATTTCTGATCCAGCAGGTGATTTCTTGTCTTTTTGTGCTTATCAGTATTTCAAGAAAGAGCCAGCAGCAGTTTCACTTGATGTTACTCATTTTGATATTGAGTATCGGATTTCTAAGTTTTAAGTAGTTCAACCACGAAAGGAGTTGTTATGCAGATATTTCAAGAAAAAGATGATTTTCATTTTTATGGCTGTAATGGATGGGAATGGAAAACTTCTGAAGATTTATTTGAAGTTATAGATTGGTTTCAAAACCAAAAATATAACAACAAAAAAATGAAGTATTCATTATGGATAGTTCCATTACCATCTGATGCAAAATATAAAATAAGTCAATATGCGCCACAGGTAGAAGGAACTCAATTTATGGGTACTTATCTTGGTAAGAAAAAAGTCCCAACAATTTATGCGGACTAAGTAGCAAAAATGCAACAACCCTAAAAAAGTTGTTGCATTAATACCTAATAGGTATATACTGAAAGTGTAGTAAATAACTCTCGAAAGGAAACAAAATGATCTTCGCACTAATCGCCCTCGCTGTCTTGGTCTTGGTTGTTTATCCAATGTATATGGAATCAATCGAAGGTTTGGTAATCTAATCCACGAAAGGAAAAATCATGAAAGAAGTTGAACTCTGGGCAGGTAAAAAAGTAATGGCATATCAGGATGCTGATTTGGTTGAAAAAATGAATGTCATTGCTGCTGCTGAAAATCTCTGGTATCAAGAATGGATTAAATCTGGTATCGGTGATGTAGGAAGTTGCTGTGGTGGTAAAGCAATACGAGTTTGGTATTTGGGCAAAGGCAAAAGAAAAGTTGCAGAGAAAAGTATTGTGCGTTGCGGTTTTGTTCAGGGTAATGTCGCAGCCTACAAATCAGTTCAGCCTGTCTTGGATTACTTAGCTGCTAATGGGATTGTCGGTGAGTATTACGATGGTTGGTTGGATTGATGTTCGAATGCAACAGTTTTAAAAATAATTGTTGCATCTATTCTAAATAGGTATATTATTAAATTGTAGTCTTAATCAATCACGAAAGGATTAAAGATGGAAAAGCAAATTAGTCGTCATGCTGGTGCTGCCAAAATGATTCGTCAGTTTATGAAGTCAAAAGGCATCGTTGGTAGTGTTCGTAGCAAAAGCTACAGTATGGGCAGTAGCATTAATGTTGATGTCATGGATCTGCCACCAGCGCAGTATGCTGAGTTGGTTGCGTATGTTGCTCAGTTTGAGTATGGTCATTTTGATGGAATGATTGACTATTACGAAATGGACAATGTTCGGGATGACATTCCACAAGTCAAGTATGCCTTTGTTAATAACAAAATGAGTGATGAGTTGGGCGAAAAAATTTACCAGTTCATCAAAGGTTATTACGCTGGCATGGAAGGTTCGCCAGATAGCTTTAAAGAAGCTCACAGCTTTTATAACCAGAATTTTAATGGTTATGCTAGTCATCTGGTTTACCAGTTGTTTGCTGGTGGTTATATGAGAAACCAGTACTATGATTTTGTAGCAGAACAAAAAGCAGCTTAATCCACGAAAGGAAAGAAAATGCAGATCGAAAACTTAAAATGTGTAATAGAAGGTTACGAATGTGAATTAGATTTTTCTGAAGAATGGTCTGATTGCATTGTTGTAAAGGGTGACTATAGCGGTAGTTTGCAATTTTTGGAATCTAATGGATATTTAGAAAATTACAAAAATGAAATGCAAATTAAAGTACCAGAAAGAGTCATTAACAAAATTGAAAGTTGGGCTTTAGCTAACGGATATTAATTAACATACGAAAGGAATTAAATCTTCTGATATTTACTAAAAGGAACTAGAGAATAGTTCTGGCGGTGATCCCTCTAACAAGGACAGAAAATGAAATATTAATATGAGTATTACTAAGAAACGCAATAGGGGCAGCCTTGGGGTTGTCCCTTTACCTACCGAAATTATTGGCGCAAGGGGTGAATTATCACAATCTAAAGCTGCTAGTTTGATTTATACTACTCAAGCAAGATGGAGTAATTACGAAACTGGCAAGAGCAGAATGCATCCTTGTGCATGGGAATTATTCTTAATTAAAAGGAGTAATTATGGCAACATCATTTGAAGAAGCAAAAAAGAAATGGCTTGAGAAAGTTGGTGACAAGTCATGGGATGAGCTTTACAACGAAGAAGAAGCCCGAAAAGATGCGAAGGTGAAAGAGCTTATGACACCTGAATACATTGACAATTGGGGCAAATTGCCTGAAGGCGATGAATGACATTTTTTGAAGTATTGACCGCTGCCGTCAATGACATTATTGAGCATGGGTTCGATTCACAAGATCGAATTGATGAATGGCTCAAGAAAATCAAAGAGGCTGCTGAGAAAGAGCTAATTCCTGATTGGAAAATGAATCAGGAAATGGAAAAGGCTTTGACAACAGCATTTAATCGTCTGGTGGTTAAGGGCGGTCTTATTAACAAAAATGTTACTAGATTTACAGTAGATAGATTAAAGCCTACCCTGCGATCTGAACTAGATCGTAGGATCATGGCTTCCGCTAATCTGATTAAATTAAATAGAGAAAAGAATATCGCTGATGTATTACAGCGTTTTCAAGGATGGGCTACATCCATTCCTGCTGGTGGCTCGAAGGCAGTAGATAAAGTAAAAGAAAAACAAGCTATTAAAAAATCATTAGGCAAAATGCCTTTTGAGCAACGCAGAGTTGTAATAGATCAAACCCACAAACTCATTGCAAATATTAACGATATTGTTGCAGTTGATGGTGGCGCAATTGCTGGTCAATGGCATTCTCATTGGAAACAACCAAACTATAACTATCGTAAAGATCACAAAGAAAGAGATAATAAAATCTATGTGATCCGAGGTAACTGGGCATCAGAAAAAGGTTACATAAAACCGATTAATGGTTATACCGATGACATAACAACCCCCGGTGAAGAAGTTTATTGTCGCTGTTCTTACAAATACATATATAATTTAAAAAAATTGCCAGCAGAAATGCTGACAAAAAAGGGTGAGGAAGCGTTACAATCCGAAAAACAACAGTAGGTTAGTCTATGCCATTTCAATCTGAGCAACAAAGAAAAGCGATGTATGCTGCTGCTTCAGGCAAGAGCAACATCGGAATACCTCAGGAAGTGGCTAAAAAATTCATTAAGCATTCAGAAGATAGCGAAGAAGAATCAGCCGAACAATGGCTTGAAAGAGTATTACTCGCTGAAATGCTAAAGCAAGACAACTCTGGCGATTTCCCAGAAGAACCAACTTTACTGTCAACCCCAGAATTCAAAAAAGATAGCGAAGTAATAGTTCGCAATGGTAGAGAGCAACTTAAACCTATTCAAAACGAAATAGCGCAAATTGCTCAACTTATTACCGAATACAAAAAAGATCAGAACATCGCAGTCCCTCGCATGGGCGAGGATTCCGAAGCATGGGAAACCAAAGAAGGCAAAAACAAAAATGGTGGCTTAAACGAAAAAGGTCGTGAGTCATACAATAAAGAGCATGGCGCACATTTAAAAGCCCCACAGCCAGAAGGCGGTTCAAGAAAAGCCTCTTTCTGCGCCAGAATGAAGGGCATGAAAGCCAAGCTAACATCTAGCAAAACAGCCCATGATCCAGATTCTAGAATCAATAAAGCATTGAGAAAATGGAAGTGTGATGACGATGTTGATGCCTTGAAAGATGGATTAATCAAGGTAATAGATGAGCTAGAAAAGTATGTTGATGCCGATCCTTGTTGGGAAGGCTATACGCAATATGGTATGAAAGAAAAAAATGGCAAACAAGTGCCAAATTGCGTACCAGATGCTAAAGATGATGCAGCGGATTTAGTGGCTAGTGAGCCTTTAGTCAAAATGCCAGTATCAAACAATGGTGGCGCACAAGGTCGTGCAGCAGGAATTATGTTCGTTACTGCTGAAGGCGAAACCCTATTAATTCGCAGAGGTAATGGCGGTGACTTCCCCGGAACTTGGTGTGTCCCCGGTGGTCATCAAAATGAAAAAGACAGTAGTTTAGAAGAAGCAGCTCGTAGAGAATGTTTTGAAGAAACAGGTCTTAAATACGATGGCAAGCTAGAAGTATTATATGACGATGGGCAATTCTGTACCTATATCGCTAGAAATGTCAAAAAAGAAGCTGTCACTCTAAATTACGAGTCAACTGGCTATGATTGGTGTAACTTAGAATGCCCACCACTACCCCTTCACCCCGGTCTGGATATTGCTTGCCGAATTGCAAGTGCAAAAACAGAAACCGATGTAGCAAAATTGATGATGGAAGGCTTGATTCCAAGTCCGCAGATGTATGCCAACATTATGTTATTGGCAATCCGTATTACTGGTACAGGTCTGGCTTACCGAGGTTCGATTGGTGAAAATGTTTGGAGAGATCCATCCCTTTATCTAAATCAACAATTCTTGGAAAGATGCAATGGCTTGATGGTCATTATGGATCACCCAGATACACAAGTTTTAACATCAAAAGAATTTAAAGATCGTGCAGTAGGAAGTATTATGCTGCCATATATTAAGGGCAATGAGGTCTGGGGCATCGCAAAAATATACGATCAAGATGCAGTAAACGAGATTTGTGAGGGCGAAATTAGCACCTCACCTTCCGTAGTATTTGACAATACTGCGGGAAACACTACACTTACAACTGAGAATGGAGATCCACTCTTGATTGAAGGTGTGCCATTCCTTTTAGATCATATAGCTATCGTAACAAAAGCTAGAGGTTCTAAAGGGGTATGGGACAAGGGCGGAGATCCCGCTGGAGTATTACTAACTAACCCTGAGGTGTCTGATATGACTGAGAAAATGATTGAGCCAAAGGCAGATGCCCAAGGCGAAAAACTTGATGCAATTCTGGCTGCTCTTGGCAACTTGGCTGCTCGTGTTGATAGCATGGAAAAAGATTTACCTGCTGCTCCACTAGTAACCGCTGCTGACAAGAAAAAAGCTCGTAAAGATGATGATGCAAAAATGGCTAAACATCGTAAAGATGACGATGAAGAAGCTATGTGCGATGATGAAGAAGAAGAAGAAGCTAAGATGGATGATGAGTCTGAAGCTAAAGCTAAAAAATTCATGATGCGTAAAGCTAAAAAAGATGCCGAAGGATCTGATCCTGTTGAGCATGGTAAAGCTGGCGAAATTAAGCCAGATGACGAAGGTGAAGTTGAGCATCCCGGTCACATGGAATTTAAGAAAGATGATGACGAAGAAGCCATGTGTGACGATGAAGAAGAAGCTGCTAAAAAAGATGAAGAAGAAGCTAAATATGCTGATGCACAAGCTAAAGCTGATTCTGTCTATGCTGCTTTCGGTAAATCTGCTTCTCGCCCATTAGCTGGTGAAAGCCTCTTGTCATACCGCAAGCGTATGGCTCGTGGTTTGCAAGCATATAGCGATGCTTATAAAGATGTAAGTTTGGCTTCTATCAAAGATGCTAAATTGTTAGCTATTGCTGAAAAACAGATTTATGCTGATGCTTTGATCGCTGCTAAGTCACCAACAATGTACGCTGCTGACCAATTGATTGAGATTCATGAGAAAGATCGTGCTGGTCGTACTATCACTAAGTTCAAAGGCTCTATGGAAGCATGGTTAGGTGACTTTAAAGTTCCTTCCCTTCGTGCCAAGTCTTTTAACCTTAACAACAATCAAAGATAAGGAATAAATTATGTCAGCACAAATTTCTATTCAACCAATGGTAACAACCAATGCGAGTGGTTTATTTAATACCAACTCCGCTGGTTTTACCCAAGGCGATGCACTAGACGATCCAGCAGTTAAGTTCTACTTGGCAGGTGGTGTATTATCAACCGCTGCTTCTACCCCAATCTGGGGCGGTTTGCCAATCCAAGAATTTTCAACAACTGGTCAATCAGGCATTTTCTCTGGAAATGTTCAACCCGGTACTAATACACTAGGTTCAACAATCCTTTTGGCAACTGCTTCAGCAGTACCAACAGGTATTTCTGTATTTAACCAAGCATACGCAGGTATCACTACTCCACAGAGTACTGCTCCTTTGTATAGTCCCGGTATGTCTGTAAACTTCTATCGTTTCGGTAGCGGTGCAAGGATTCCTTTGGTTCTTGATCCTTCTTCTTTAGGTATCAATGGTCAATTAATCAGCACTACAGTTTATTTTGATTACACCAACAATTGGGTTACTACAACCAATCCCGGCACTCAAGCAGCTTTGCCTGTAAAAGTGTTGCAAGTAAGCACCAGCGGTAATAAGACAGTTTCGTATAATAGCGGAACTGGCAATGCCAACTGGATTTATAACCAAAATGTGGCTCTTTGCCTAATTTAATAAAGGAATATTACTATGTCAGGCTTTGCACCCTCATTTGTAACAGTAAATCCGCATTACATGATGCCTGAACTGATTATGCAGTACAGTTTGGCTTCTGGTGCTTTCACAACCCTCGCAACTGAAAATCCAATGCCTCGCCTTGGAGAAGCAGATTTGTATGTTTACGCTAAGAAAGTTCAGTTGACAACGCAAGTTGCAGCTAACCAATCTCAAGTAAACCAATTGCCAAGCGCATCTGTTATTCCTTCGATGATTAGCACCGCTACTTATCGTTTGCAGACTCGTGCCCAATATGACAACTTCGATGAAGCTGCTACTGGCGCATGGGGCTACGCATTGCCACAAGCTATGCGCCTAGCTGCTCGTCAAGGTATTGCACAACAATTGCGTAACGCACTTCTCTATGGCTACAATCCAGCTAATGGCGAAGGCTTAATCAATGCTCCCGGTGCTACTACCCAATCTTTAGGTTCTGATACCAATGGCAATACTGGTTACAGCACTTGGGATAGTGGTCAATTAGCGCAGTATTTGTTGAACATGATTGGCGCATTGAAGGTTCGTACACTTCAAATCGGTCAACCATTACGCTTAGTTTTCCTTGCTCCACAACGCTTCATTAGCCAAATCTCTTACTCTGGTGTAGTGTCATTGACACAATTCCAGCGTATCGGTGCTGGTGTTGAAACCGCTGCTGGCTTGGTTGAAACTGTAGCTCAATGGGCAGGTGGCGATGATGTTTCATTCGCTGCTGATGACACTTTGATTGGTCAAGGTGCTGGTGGTACTGATGCGATCCTCTTGATTGCTCCAGAACTCAAGATTCCTAAGGCTAACAATGCTATCAACACCAACATTTTTGCTTCTTTGACACCAAATCAAACTGCAACTTCATTGATGTTGACTGATGTGTCTGCTCCTACAGAAATTCCTACTCCAATCGCTGATGGTGGTATTACTACCCTCTACACGATGCGTAGCACTTCTGGTTGGGGTATTCGCCCAGAAGCATTGACAGTTCTGTCCGCTGCATACTAAGTATTAAAGTTTCAAACAAAGAACCACCTTCGGGTGGTTTTTTGTTATAGTTATAAAACCTTTGTGTGATGCCAAAGATGCTTTAAAAGGGGGAGTCGGGTTTCTCAAAAGGAAACCGCATCATCGGCTCTCCCACCCCTTTTGGGAGAAAATTATGAAACTTTATATCGCAAATTGCAGCAAACAAGAGCATGATTTCACTTATATGCTTATCGAAAACCCAAGACCATTTCATCATAGAATTCGTGCAGGCGCACAGATGGAAATTAATGGTAGCCAAGATGAAGTAGATCATATTATTAAGCAACATTCGCTTTATGGCATGATGGAAGCATCAAAAGTCAAAAAAGGCTTTGGTGGTATTTGCTATCGTCTTGATAAGCCGATTAGCGTAGAAGCTATTGAAAATGGGCTTGAACAGCGAGATCAAGAAATGATTGATCGTGCTTTGGAAGCTCGTAAGATCACCGCTGCTGCTGCGGATCAAATTTTGTCTAATAAAGCTCAAGAAATGGGCTTAAAGCAAAAAGCTGGTCTAGAAGTAGAGGTTATAGAAGAAAAGAAAAATGCTGCTGATAACGAACCTAAATTCAATCAAACCATTGAAGTAGTTCGTGAAGGAGTTGAACCGGGCAAAAGTCGTGGTAGACCAAGAAAAGCATGATTTTTATTTAATTGTTGGGTAAAATCCGCTTATGAGTGATCCCATTACAAATCCCCCTTCATTAGCAGGCTTTATTGCTTGGACTAGGGCTGTAATGGGAATCCCAACTACTGCTTTAGCGGATAATGACCCCGGTTATGCTTATGCTTATGCAGTAGCATTAGATTTAGTTCCAACTGATTTTGCTAGTACTTCCCCTGATATTTACAGTTTGACTGTTTACAATTTTGGTGGAAGTAATCTATTACAATGGCAACAAGATTACATTGGACAAACCTTTTTTGCCGATGCCAGAAAATCATACAACATCAATGGCTTCGTAGCAGGGGTTGTAACAAGCGCAGCGGATAGCTCTACTAGTGAGGCATTAGTCGTAGGAAAAGGCTTGCAGAACCTTGATTTAATCAGTTTACAAGCTATTAAAAACCCTTATGGTCGTCAAGCTATGGCTTTTATGCAAGCTCTTGGAACTCTCTGGGGATTAACTTGAAATTGCATCTGGGGGTTGTGGATGTCCCAGAACCAGCAGGTGGAACAACTTACACAGTAGGTAAACAATTAGAAGATAATTATGGTCTTTTCTCAGCATTTTATGGTTTTGAAGAAAAGAAAATAGCATCTTTAATTGAAGAAGATATTGGTAATGCGATGGAATCCTACCTATCTGGTAATGGCTTTCCAAAAAGTGTATTTGGCGATTCAACAAGCGAAATAGATCATTTATTTAAGAATTTTTTAAGTACTCAAGAAGCTGAAAGGGTTTTAGCCCCCGGTTCGGAGAATTTTCCAGTACCAACAAAAGCTGCCCTTGAGGGTAAATCATTACGCTTAAAAGGCGGTAAAAAGATCCGTAAAGTTAAAAAAGGTCAAGAATACGAAACTGTTACTGGTAATCGTAGACCTTCGTTTATTGATACTGGCATTTTCGAAGCATCTTTTAAATCTTGGATTGAATAATGGCAACTGTAGCGGAAAGTGCAGCATCTAAAACCGAATTAGGCTCTGGATTAGCGCAAGGAGTCAACACTCTATCGCTTAACCAAACTGTCACATTTACTCTCTATGTCAAATTAGTATTACCTTTAGATGGTTATGTATTCTGGGTAAATGCCTCTTTATTAACGGATTCTGCCCTTTATAACGCATCCCAGTACAACAAATTGTTATATAACAACTATCCTCAAGGCATTCCTGCTCGAAAAGTTGTGGCGCAAGGTTCTTTTCATGTAAGTCAAGAAGTACATCAATTGGCTGAAAGAACAACTGTTTATAACCATGTAATGTTTACTTCTTTACAGCAAATTCAGGATTTTAATCTTGTAAATCCACAATTCTTATACATCGCTAATTACGATGGATATAAGTATGCATTTAGTCGTAGGGATAGTTTTTATAAACAAGCTGATTTATATCATTATCGTGGAGATACTGTTTATTCAATAATGAGTAATCAGATCATTGATACGATGACAGGATTTGATACAAACAGCGTTATTGTGTCAAACAGTTTACCAATTTGGCTTGGTTTGAATCAATTTTTCCCAATGTATCCTTCATATTTGGTGGATCAAAATTTACCCCCTGTTTACGCTGCTGTTGATATTGACCCCTCAAAAACAACAGCTTTACAAGATTTTCCGCTTTTAGACCCTGAATCTAATCCTTTCCAACTTGTCAAAGATACAGTCAAAATTGACATTTTTGGCATTAGAAATCATGATGCACTCAATTTTGTTAATTATGTCCTTGATTACAGTCGTAATACTGGAAATATTGGCTTGATGAATATGCCAGTAATACAAGACGAAAAAGTTACTCAGCCAGAATTACAGATTATTGCTCAGAAAAAAACCATTACTTTTGAGGTCAGCTATTTCCAAACAACTGTTAATGATGTGGCTCGAAAATTAATAGAACACGCATTTATTTCCCTTACCGAAGGGACTGTTCCAAGTTAAAATATCGTAGTAAGATGTTTTTATTTCAACAAGTGTAAAAAAGGAGTTACAAATGGCTATTACTTCAAACCCAACCATTCAAAATGGTGCTTTAATTACAGCGCAAGGTCAAAAAACATTTCTAAATGTGACCACCAAAACTTTAGTAAAAGCGACTGCTGGTCGTATTGCAAAAGTTAATGTTCTCGTAGCTGGTGGTACAAATACTGGTGCTGTTTATGATCGTGCAAGTACAACTGGTACAGGTGCTACTAATTTAGTAGCCGTAATTCCTGATGCAGTTGGAAGCTACATCATTGATTTCCCATGCGCTAATGGCATTGTTGTTGATCCCGGTACTGGTAATACTGTTTCTGTTAGCTATCTTTAATTTAGGGGGCTAATATGCCAAATATTGTCAATGTAGTTGTCACCCAACAGGTGGCAAGCACACCAAGCACTTTACAGGCTACTGGTGCGTTTGTTTCCCAAGGTGGCACAACTTTATCTGCTGGCACTACTCAACTATTAACTAGTTTGAGCAGCCTTACCAGTATTCTTAGACCTGCTACTGCAATTTCCTCTATTACATGGACATCTTCGACAGTCACAGTTACAACTTCTACTCCGCATGGTGTTCCTAGTGGTGATACTGTACAGATCGTAATTGCTGGTGTAGCACCAACCGCTTATAACGGAACTTTTGCTGGTACTTCAACTGGCACAAATACAATTACTTATCCTTTATCTGGTAACCCCGGTTCTGAAACAACCCTTGGAACATTGCAACTTTATTCAGCTATCGAATTAGCTGCAATGGGCAATACTTTTTTTGCACAAGGCTCAACTACTCCAGTTTATGTTTTAGAACTAGGTGCAAATACTGTAGCTAATGGTGTTACTCAATTAGAAGCATACATTACTGCTAATGTTGGAAATACAACTTCTTCTCCAACACCACAGTTTTACAGTTATTTATTGCCACAAGAATGGGATGCTAGTGCTGCTCAAACAATGGCAAAAATGTATGAAGGTACAACTGCACAAGTTTACTTTTATGTGACCACAACTTTAGCAACCTATACAAATTGGGAAGGTATTAAGTCCGTTTTAGCAACTGTACAAAGCCCTTCAGCACCTATTACTGAGTTTAGCGCAGCAGCCCTTTTCTGGGCTTCTTTAAGCTACAACCCAAGTGCAATTAACTTAGCGCATCCTTTTGAATATACTTATCTATATTCTGTAACTCCTTATTCATCTTTAACCAATACTCAACAAACTCAGTTATTGGCTCAAGGTGTAAATTGGATCGGTACAGGCGCACAAGGCGGTATTAGCAATACTCTTATTGTAGGCGGTACTTTCATGGATCTTAATCCATTTAATTACTGGTATTGCGTAGATTGGCTTGCAATTAATGTTTCACAGTCATTGGCTGCTGCAATTATTAATGGTAGCAACTTACCTACAAATCCTTTGTACTATAACCAAGCTGGTATCAATACCTTGCAAAAGGTAGCCCAAGCAACAGTTAATAATGGTATTTCGTTTGGATTGATCCTATCTCCTGCAACAGTTAATGCTGTTCCGTTTACTACTTATGTAGCACAACACCCCGGAGATTATGCAACTGGTACTTACAATGGTTTAAGCCTGACATTCGTTCCATTGCGTGGATTTAACTCCATTACTATCTACTTAACTGCATCTAACATTCCAGTTTAAGGAGAAAATAAATGGCAAATCCACAAATTCAACAAGGTACATTAAATCGGCTACTAGCCAGCGTAGTCTATGCCAATTTCACAGCTTTGAATGTGACATCAGGCTATCTGGCTAGAGAAGCAATTAGTTTGTCTTTTGATGGCGATACTTCCCAACTTATTCCAACTCTGACAGGCGCAGTAACTAGCCCAGAGCCATATATTTTTGGAACTGTAACCATGCACTTGCTGAGAACTCAAGCTCTTGGTAATGCTTATAAGACTCAAATTGAAACGAACACTACTTTAGGTTCTGTAACTGTTTATCCAGATACGCAAGTATTGTCACCATTTCAATTAAATAATTGCGTTTTAATGAGTGTTCAAGAAACAACTTTTGATGGCACACAAGCTGGTTTAGTAGTTCGCTTGCGTGGTGTATACAGTATCAACTCAACCCTATTTGCTGCATCTTAATGAAGGAATAAAAATTGAAAATTGATCGGAATCTGTCCCTCGTGATGCAGGTACAGACTGAGAAAAACGGAAAAGTTCACATCCATTCCACTTCTATCAGTCGTTCTGTATTTGAACAATTTTATTTAGAATTAGGTAAAGTATTTAGTCAATGTTTTGATAGTATCAATCAAGCGCATTTAGCTTTATCTGCACCCCAGTTAGCCTACCCTGCTTTGAAGTCAATAGCGCAGAAGGCAGGCAACTGGGAAGGTGCAGGCGGTGTTAAGTTTGGTTTAATTAATGAAATCATTCGTTTAACGAATGTGGCAGTAAGTACCGAAAATGGATGGGAAACTATTCCTTTCGATACCGCAGTAAAAAAAGAAATACTGAATGAGGATGAAGAAGCTGAAGCAATAAGTTCTTTAATTTTTTTTACAGCAATCTCCAAGGTTGCACCAAAGGATCTGAAAAATTCTTTCTTGGAGATGGCGGGTGCGTTGCGAAATTGGGAACTTACATCCTTGGAATGTACGGAGTATATGAATGGTTTGCCGATATTGACCAAGAAAGAAAGTACTGGCAAGAAGGCGAAGGAATCATCCATAGTATCCTAGATCATATTACCTACATAAATTTTGGCGAGTTTATGAAGGAAATAGGATTTAAATGGGAAGATGCTTCAGAATATCGCCAAAGATATTTGATTAGGGCAATTAAATCTAAGACTTTGTTTTAATTACTAGGAATAAAAGATGACAGTAAAATCAGTAATTGAAATTGATGTCTTAGACGAAAAGTTCAAAGCGTTTAGCGCAGCCTTTGACAAGTACAAAAAGTCAGTAGATGACCAATCTAAAAAATGGCAAGAAATCAATAAGACTCTTGCTGAAGCAGAAAAACGACAAAAGGCTTTTAATAAATCAATAGAAGATGGTGGCAAGGCTTTAAGGTCTGCTGCTGGTTTTACTGCCAACATCGCCTCTAATATGGCTTCTGCTGCGGTGTCAGCAGCTAAATGGCTTACTTATAGTGCTATTGGTGGTGGCTTCGGTCTGGGTGGATTAGCTGCTGGTGCTAGTAACCTTCGTAGAGAGGCTACAGGACTAGGATTGACCTCTAGTCAACTAAGAGCTGCAAGAACTTATGGTGAGCCTTATTTGCCCGGTATTGAGGGTGTTTTAAGCGGTATTCAAACCCTTCAAACAACTTTAACTGAACAGTACAAGGTTGGCATTCTAGGTGGCAATTTAAACCAAAATGCATTTCAAAATCTGCCAGATGTTCTAACTAGAGCTAGAGAAGCGATAAAAGCTGCTGGTGGCAATATTGATGTGGCTAAAGCAATTACTCCGGGTCTTGGTGATGTTTTAAATCAGGAACAATTGCAAACAGTTGGCAATATGACTCCTGAAGAATTCGCAAGGTTAATTCAATCCTTACGGACAGGCGCAGGTAGATTACAGTTAGATGATGCAGATTATGAAAACTGGAGAAAATTCTTTATTCAGCTTAGAGAAGCCGGAAGCATTATTGAAAAATCTTTACTTAAAAATCTTGAAAAACTAATTGCACCTTTAGGAAAACTTTCTGAAGCTATAGTCAAAGTTATTGATGATTTTTTGGGTAGTGATAAAGTTCAAAAAGCCTTAGAGAATTTTGCAAATTATTTAGGCTCACCAGAATTCAAAGAAGATGTGCAAACTTTTTTTGATGCTTTAAAAAAATTAGGGCAAGCAATTTATGCTACTGCTGAGTTCCTTGGTTTAATTGACAAATCAAAAGAAGAAAAAGATCGAATAAAGCAAAATGCTTCTGATCTTTCTGTTTTACAAGGCGATATTCAAAAAGATATTACTGCCCCAGTAAGCAACAGATTAAAAAATTTACAGCTTTTTAGAACTGCTCCTGATATTTCTAAAGTAGATCCAAAACTGATTGATGCAGTAAAAGCAAGCGGTTTGCCTATTATTAGTGGTTATAGATCAAAAGAATATGCTCAAATGATGGGTATATATCACGAAGGCTCTCATCACACAGTCTTAAATAAAGAAGGTTTTGCAACTGCGGTTGATGTTGATCCAGAAGCTCTAAAACAACTTAGATCAAGATTTAAATCAGAAGCAGAATTCAACAAAGCTACTGGTTTATATGCTCCTTACGGAAGTGATCCAAAAGAGAAAAATCACCTTGAACTATTCAATCCAAATAAAACGGATATTTATGTTGTTACTGGTGATGGAGTTAGTAAAAAGGCTGCTACTATGGCAGGACAACAAAGATAAAAATTATGACATCTTTAGCTCAAACTACTTTTTCCGCTGCCTTTGAAATAGCCCCTATTTGGCTTCAAGGTGGTCTTGCAAACTATGTTGGTGGATATGCTCCTATTACGCTATTGACCGAAATGATGGATATACCGGGAATTGAAAATGGCGAGTTTTTTGCTCACTACAAACCATTACCCGGTGGTACTTTGGCAAAGTGGAAAATAGCAGAATATCCTTTTGCTAACTTTGCGACTGCTGCAAATGCGGTAGTTCAAGAACCTTTAAATATTAGCCTTTTAATGGTTTGCCCATCACAAACTGGTGGTGGTTACATCATTAAACAAGCTATTTTGACAGCACTTCAATTTGGCATTCAACAACACATTACAACTGGTGGAACATTTACTGTCTTGACACCAGCCTTTGCTTATGCGAATTGTTTATTAACTGGAATTACAGACATAACCCCACCGGGGGATAAACAAGTGCAATATATGTTTCAATGGGATTTTTCACAGCCATTAATTACTTCTTCTCAGGCTCAATCTGTTTTAGGTAACTTGATGGGTAAAATTGAAAATGGCTTGCCTACAACTGCAAGTTGGACACAACCTGCAACACCTTCATTGCCATTTTAATTATGACAACATTCGCACAGTTTAACCCTTCGCAATATGCCAATTTTCAATTTAATCCAACTTTGGATGGGGTTACTTATACCGCTATATGTACTTGGAATGTGTATTCTTCTAGATACTACATTAGCATTTATAACAGTTCTGGTGCTTTAATTGTTATTAACCCAATTGTGGCATCACCAGATGATTTTGACATTAATCTCGTATTTGGTTATTTTCAAAAATCAACTTTAGTCTACAGAGCTAGTAGTAATAATTTTGAAATAAATCCATAAAATGCGGTTTTATGACATTACGATTACTCCCCCTTTAGGTGATGCAACTCGTTTTGCAGCTTTTAGCTATAGTTCACAAACCGCTGGAAGCGATAATTATTCTTCTTTGCAAGTCGAATTAGATATATTTCAGAATGCTTATCATCAATATGCTTCTAATGGATATATCAAAATTTATGGTGTAGATTTAAAAAATCTTCAACAAATCAACAGCTTAAATCCAACTATTTCCGCAGACGGAAAAACAGTTCAACTGTGTGGGATTATTGTGAATGTTGGAATGTCTAAGGGTTTACCCTATGCTAATCCCAAGGAGCAAGGAGTCATTGTTCAAGGATCTATTTTGCAATGTTTTGCAAACTGGCAAGGCACAGAAGTTTCTTTAGATTTAGTTATTGTCCCCGGTAATGTTGATCCCAACTCTTTGCGTAATATTACTTTTAGTTGGACAAAAGGAACTGAACTAACTGATGCGGTAAAGAATGCTTTAAATACCGCTTATCCTAATACCCCAATTCAGGGATCTTTTAGTTCTGGATTAATTTATACAGAAGATGCACCAGCGCAAAACTTTGATTTGATAAGTCTTTCTTCTAAAGTAAATCAAATTAGCAAAAATATCAAAAAAGATCCAACTTATACTGGCGCAATTATTACATCTACTGGAAGCGGTTTTTATTTAACGGATTCTGGAATTACACCTTCTGCGACTAAACAAATCCCATTTACTGATGTCATCGGAAATTTGACTTGGCTTGGGATTAATACGATCTCAGCCAAAGTAGTTATGAGAGGCGATCTCAGCATTGGAGATTACATATCTTTTCAATCAAATATTCCTGTATTAAACATTGTTAATAATAATTCTCAATACAGAAATAATATATCTTTTAATGGCACTTTTTTTATAACAAAATTGCATCATGTGGGCAGTAGCAGATCTCCAGATGGTAACGCTTGGGTTACTATTATTGAAGCAATTATTCCAAATACACCTATAAATCAGACATGAGTGCAGAACAAAAAACCCCCTTTGCGGTATCAATATCAAATCTTTTTGATACTAAACTCGGTCAAAATCAACAGGCTTTTGGTTTTCAATTGCCTTGTCGAGTTACAGCAGTTAATGGCGCAATTGTTACAGTCAATTTTGAAATAGATACAGGTGGACAGTTCACTTTTCCACCAGTTACTTGCCCAATAGCAGAGTCCACTTATGTACGATTACCTGTACAAATTGGTGATTTTGGTGTTTGTATGGCTGCGGATGCAAGGCTAGGTGGAGTTACAGGACTTGGACAAGGGTTAGCCCCATTAGAACTTCCTTTTAACCTTGGTGCGCTTGTATATGTGCCCATAGGCAATAAAAATTGGTCTAGCGTTGATCCTAATGCAGTTAATATTAATGCACCTAACGGAGTAGTCCTGAGGGATACTAATAGTGCTACAACTATCACATTAGTTCCTTCGGGAGTGACTGTTATTCGTGGTAGCACAGAAATGGTTATTAATGATTCAGGAGTAACTATTACAGGAAATTTAGTTGTTCATGGTTCAATTACTGGCGATAATGGCTTTTATATTAGCAAAACTGGATCTGGAGCTACTATGCAAATTACTGGAGATATTACTCAAACAGGCAACTTTAGCTCTACTGGTAATATTTCCAACTCTGGTAGCCTTACCAATAATGGTAAAAATGTTGGAAGCACTCATGAACATAGTGGTGTTCAATCTGGATCTAGCAATACAGGAGTACCAATATGAGAACTTATGGAGTAGATCCAACTACACAACAATGGGTAGAAGTTACCAATACAAGCTATGTTTATTTAGCTACTTTGGCTCAAACTTTGAGATTGAATCAGGGCGAAAGTCCTTTCTATGCTAATTATGGAATTCCTGCTCAAAATTCCGTACATACTCAAATACCACCAGACTTAGCAGTTAATAGAACTCAAACTCAATTTGCACCCTATTTTGCTAGTTTGACTGTGATAAAACAGCAAAATGCAACAAACCCAACTTATAATATCAATGCTGTATTTCAAAATGGCACAACTATTTCTACATTGGTGGCTACATAATGGCAACAATAACAACTGCTGGAGCAATACCAGCTTCCCCAACAGATTTATTAAATGCTGAAATTGCAGCAGCTACAGCGTTAGCTCCCGGTTTAACTGCAAATTTGCCGGGTAGTCTTGTGGAAGATATGGCTTCGACTGCTGCTGGTGCAGTAGTTATTCAAGATCAAGCCTATGTAGATTTGGTTAATTCAATAAGCCCTGCCACAGCCAATCCTTCTATTCTTTATCAATTAGGACAGGTTTATGGAGTTACACAAGGACAAGGATCAAACACTTCTGTCTATGTTGTTTTCTCAGGGATTGCTGGTTTTGTTATTCCTATTGGCTTTACTGTGTCTGATGGCACTTATCAGTATGTTGTTCAAGATGGCGGTATTATTGCTTCTTCTGGTCAATCTTCGCCATTATATTGTTTAGCTACAGTTGCTGGTTCTTGGGCTATTCCAGCAGGAACTGTAACGCAAATTATTACTTCTGTTCCTTCAGGATATACCCTTACTTGTACTAATCCTTCTGCTGGATTGCCCGGTCAAACTGCACAATCAATTCAATCGTATCAATCACAAGTTATTCAAGCTGGAATGGTAACTGCTCAAGGTGTGCCAACTTTTATTAAGTCACAATTGAGTCAGGTATCTGGTGTTCAGTCCAGACTTGTTTCAGTACGAAATGTAGCTACAAATCAATGGGAAATTATTTGTGGTGGTGGCGACCCCTATCAGGTAGGTAATGCCATTTTTAACAGCGTTCCAGATATTTCAAATTTAGTAGGATCTACTTTACAAGTAACAGGCATTACTTCGGCTAATCCAGCAGTTGTCAGTACAAACCTAAATCATGGTTATGCAACTGGTCAAACTGTTGTTATTTCAGGAGTAACACCTTCTGGTTTTAATGGAACTTATACAGCTACAGTATTGACTGAAAATACTTTTAGCATCCCTTTAAATGCCACTAGCTTAACTTATACAAGTGGTGGAATAGTCACTCCTAATCTGCGAAATATAAGCGTTTCTATTAACGATTATCCAGATACCTATAATGTTATATATGTTAATCCACCAGCACAAACTGTGGCTGTAACAGTAACATGGAACACAATTTCAACAAATTTAATTAATCCAACTTCAGTAGCTACTTTGGCTGCCCCTGCTATTGCAACTTATATAAATGCTATTTCTGTGGGTCAACCAATTAATACTTTTGATTTACAAGAGGCTTTTCAAGTTGCTGTAGCATCCATTTTGCCGCCCAATCAAATATCAAAAATTACCCCTGCTATATCAATTAATGGGGTTTCAACACCACCAGTTTCTGGTACTTTTTTAGTATATGGCGACCCAGAAAGTTATTTTGTAACCAATACTAGTTTGATTACGATAACTCAAGGCTAATATGCAAACACAAGTTCTACCAGCATATTTATATCAACAATATACTCAAGATCCCTATAACGAGGATCTTCAGGCATTTTTTACAGCATATAACAATACTTCACAAACAAATTTAGATAGAACAAATTCTTTAAATTTTCCTATATATACGCAACAATCGTATCCACTTTTAGATTGGACAGCTTATGCAATTTATGGAGAAACAAGACCAAGTTTAGCAACTCCAAGTAGATTCTCTCCAATTGGTGCTTATAACACCTATGCGTATGACACAAGACCCTATGCTTCTGATACTGAAATTGCTCCTACAAACTATTACACAGTAAATGATGATATTTTTAAGCGTATTTTGACTTGGAATTTTTATAAGGGCGATGGATTTCAATATACTACTCAATGGCTAAAACGCAGAATAAAACGCTTTTTATTAGGTGTTAATGGAGTTTCTCCTACTATTGAAGATACTTTTGACATTAGCGTTATTTATGAAACAGATAGCACAAATGTCACAATTACTGTTCCAAATTACTCTGTTGTGCCTATTTTGCAATCTTGCTTTTCTTCAGGTGTTTTACATCTTCCATTCCAATATAATTACACAATTGATATTAATCAAGGATTGGTGGCTTGGAAAAATAATTCTAGTGCTACTGTTTCTTGGACAAATAGCTCAAGTGCTACAGTAACTTGGTATGCCATTTAAAGGATAATTTATGTCAGTTCCGTATACATTCGCATCGGCTACAGGATCAATTCCATTAGCAGAATTAGATGCAAACTTTGCTACTCCTATTACTTTAGGTAGTACCCCTATGATTTTAGGTGGAACTTATACCACTATTTCAGGGATGACTTTATCCAGTCCTACACTAAATTCTCCAACAATTAATTCTCCAACCTTCAGTTCTTTGGCTTTAGGCACTCCTACATCTGGAAATTTATCGGGTTGTTCTGGATATAATCCTACCCAATTAGGTAGCGGTCTAGTGCCAACAGCAAATTTAGCTACTGGAACTGCTAGTAATGCTACATATTTAAGAGGGGATCAAACTTGGGGAAGTCCACCAGCACCGAGTAGCTTAAATACAGGTAACTATACGATTTTGCAAGTAGGTGGTAAATTGTATTTTCAATACAATGGAACTAATATAGCATCATTAGATAATTCTGGTAACTTTATAGCACTTGCAGTTAAAGCTGGTGCTACCCCTTAATAGGAGCAATTTATGACAATTACAGTCGGTGGTTCAAATATCACCTTTAATGATTCAACTACTCAATCTACTGCATTTGCTGGTAGTTTTGTAAATGGTCAAGTATTTACAAGTTCTGGCACTTTTACAATTCCTTCTGGTGTTACTGGAGTTAAAGTAACTATTTTAGGAGGCGGTGCAAATGGTGGTGGGGCGGTTAATGGTGCATATAATGGTGGTTATGGTGGCGGTGCTGGCGGCTTGGCTCTTTCTTATTTAACTGGTTTAACACCTTCTGCCACTATTGCTGTTACCGTAGGTGGAGGTGGAGGAGGTCAATCCAAAATTTCTTCTGGTAATCAAAGTATTTCTACTGTTACGGCAAATGGCGGTTCAACATCAAATGGAGGAACAGCTTCTGGAGGCTCTTTAAACGTTACAGGTGCAAATGAAACTTTTATTCCGACTTATATCTGTGCTTCAGCTGCTGGTGGTTCTGGAGGTAATAGTCAATACGGTGGTGGCGGTGCTGGGGGTATTTCTGGCGGTGGCCCGGTCAATGGTACTTCCGCTAATGGGTACGGAGCTGGCGGTGGAGGGGGTGCTACTAATAATAATAGCAATGCTGGCGGTGGTAATGGAACTCAAGGTCTTGTAATTTTTGAATGGTAATTTAATATGACAAATCAAAACTATTTAGTAGTAGAAAATAATGTAGTAGATAATATTGTTGTTTGGGATGGTGATGTTAATACATGGC